ACTACTGCTACAATCTCACCTGTCTTATCTGCTTTCACATAATCTTCTGGATCTAAAATAAAACATTGATGATCTGTTAATGCAAGATTACGACAAGGAAAATATCTTTTTTTACCTTTAACATTAAGTAATAATCCAACAGCTTCTTTAGGATCTTGGTCTTTCGCATGAACCAATGCTTTATCTTTCCAACTCATTGAACAAACGTACCAATACTAGGAAACAGACTACGAGTTGCCTGACGACCTGGAATCCTTATACCTGCA